TCGTGGTGTTTATGCATTCCCTGTTGCTGGTAATGTTGCTTTGAAACCTGTAGAGACAGAACAGGAATCATACAAAGTGGATTATACAAATACCCAATCTCTGATCCCAGCAGTGGATCCGAACTTTGTGCCTTTTGGCAACTACAAAGATCTGGAGAAGATTATCAAATCTCAGATGTTCTATCCAGCATACGTGTTTGGTCCAACTGGTAATGGTAAGTCTACCATGGTCGAACAAATTTGTGCGAAAGCAAAACGTCCATTGATCCGTGTTAATCTTAACATGATGACAGACGAAGATCAGCTGATTGGTTCTAAGACTCTTGAAAGTGGTAACATTGAAATTGTCGAAGGTCCAGTTCTAATCGCAATGCGCACTGGTACAACTCTCCTGTTGGACGAGATTGATGCTGGTTCTGCAAACACTCTGCTTTGCTTACAACCAATTCTGGAAGGTAAGCCATACTACTTCAAATTGAAGAATGAGATGATTGTTCCTAAAGCAGGATTCAATATCATCGCAACTGCAAACACCAAAGGTAAGGGATCTGACGATGGTCGTTACATCGGTACAAACGTACTGAATGAAGCATTCCTCGAGCGTTTCGCTGTAACTTTTGATCAGGATTATCCTGCTGCACGTTATGAACTTAAGATCTTGAAAAATCTTATGATTACATACGGTTGTGAAGATGACACATTCGCTGAGAATATCATCAAATGGGCTGAAGCGATCCGTAGGACTTTCGATGATGGTGGTGTAGACGAAACCATTACAACTCGTCGTATCACTCATATCGTTCGTGCTTATTCTGTCTTTGGTGACCAAAAGAAAGCAATCGAACTCTGTGTGAATCGTTTTGACACTGCTACGAAACTAGCATTCATCGATCTCTACGACAAGGTTGCAGGTGGAGAGGACTTAAATCCTTCTGAAGAAACGTCTGAAACACCTGAAAATAACCAAAATTCTGAGGAAAATTTCCCCTTTTAATGGGGAAATTGCCTAAAGTGTTGATTTTACAGGGAAAAATAATTGCAAAAAGATCCATTTTTTTGTTGACATTTGCAATTAGTTACTGTAGAATATACCTACTAAACGTGAAAGAAGGAGTTATATTATGATGAAATTTGACCAATTAACCGCATCTCAGAAGAAGTTCGTAGTGGCTGTTATCGAGAGCAATCCTCAGTACAAGACTGATCCTAAGATTACTCTGAAAGAGTGTGCTGCTATCTACTACGAAGAGAAAGCGAAGCGTGAAGGAAAGAAGGGTGAGAAAATCGGTTATCCTAACTGGTTGTTCAAGTCGAACAAGATCGATCGTGGTCTTTATCAACTTCCTGTTCCTACCGAAAACCAACTCAACCAGTTTGCCCAAGAGATGACTATAAAAGCGAATCCTGTGAAAGCAGCAAAAGCAAAAGTTATTTCTCTTAGCAAATCTACGGTTGATACCCAGTTCGAAATGGACGCTGAAGAATCTAAACTTCAAAAGATTATCGATGATTCTCTTGAATATGAAGATTATGATTCAGTGTCTGATTTCAACGACATCTGCCGTGAAGCAGGTATCGACATTGGTGGTGGATCTAACGATTACTACTAAGTCGGTCGTTTGAGCCAAGTCTAAGTTTTTGAGCCATCACTTAGACTTGGCTTCTTTTTTATGATGGCATATTATGGAGAGAAAATATGAGCAATACCGCTAAACTTCTAGGTGCGTTTGAGCAAGGCAAAGAATTTACTGCAAAGCAAATCAGTGCCTCATTCAAACTTAAAAACCCAGCTGAAGCAATCCGTACATTGCGTAATCAAGGTTATGCAATTTACTCGAATGAGAAGACTTTGTCCAATGGTACAAAGGCTGTGAAATACCGTCTTGGTGTTCCATCTCGTCGTATGGTTGCAGCTGCAGCACAACTTGCTGGTGCTTCCGTGTTCTCACGTGCGAGTGCGTAAATAAAACTTTGGAGGGGAGCAATCCCCTCCATTACTAATTTTTATTATGGAGCAGTAATGTCAAAAAAGATTGACTACAAATACAGTGAAGATCGTTTGATCAAAGAATTACAAGAGTATGTTGACGCAACATATGGCGAACATTACTCTCAAAACAAATTCCAGACTACTGAATTCATTATCGATAATGGACACGGTATGGGATTCTGCTTGGGTAATGTTATTAAATACACCCAACGCTATGGAAAGAAAGAAGGTTACAATCGTAAGGATCTTCTGAAAGTTCTACACTATGCATTGATTGCGTTACATACGCATGATTTGCAACATGGTGTTGACAAATAACTTGATATACGGTATAATACATACAGTGCCGAATTAACTATGAAATGGAGAAACCATGAAACTATCTAAAGACACCCTTGCTTTGTTTAAGAACTTTGCTGGTATTAACAGTAATCTTCTTCTAAAGTCAGGCAATCAGTTGGCGACGATCTCTGCGCAAAAGAACGTCATGTCGGATGCAACAGTTGCGGAAACATTCCCAGACTTTGGCATCTATGATCTAAACGAATTCCTTGGAGCAATGTCATTGTTCGAGGATCCTGAACTGGAGTTTGCTGAAAAGTATGTAACCATCTCTGAAGGTGGAAACTCTATTAAATACTTTGCAGCTGACGCATCAGTTCTAACTGCTCCACAAAAGGCAATCACATTCCCTGACTCGGATATTGATTTCACTATGACTGCAGCGATGCTAAGCATGATTCATAAGACTGCATCTGTTCTTCGTGCAGCAGACGTTTCCATCATTGGTGATGGGTCTACTATGTCTATCGCTGTCGGTGACAAGAAGAACGCTACTGGTAACTCATACAGCGCAAGTGTTGGTGCGACTGATAAGACTTTCCAAGTAAATCTGAAGGTGGAGAATCTGAAGATGATTGCTGGAGATTATCAGGTGAGTGTATCTTCTAAGAAGATCTCTCGATTCCAATCGTCTTCAAGCGATCTTGTATACTATGTAGCAGTGGAAGCAGACTCAACGTTTGACTTCTAATGATCATCGTAAGGCGTGGTAAGGTTCAGCGATTACGTAGAAGACCACGCAGATGTCAGCGACCTGAGCATGTCCAATAGTAAACTGCTCACCTTATTATTATATTATGGAGACTGCTATGATTGAATCACGTGAAGACCAATTCTTGTGGGTTGAAAAATATCGTCCTCAAAAGATTGATGACTGTATCCTACCTGAATCACTAAAGACGACATTCAAACAATATGTCGCACAGGGAGAACTTCCCACACTTCTACTTGCTGGAACAGCAGGTATTGGTAAAACTACTGTAGCCAAAGCACTGTGTAATGAAATCGGTGCTGAGTATATCGTTGTGAACGGTTCTGAAGAGGGTCGTTCAATTGATGTTCTCCGAACTACAATCAAAGGTTTTGCCACCACTGTCTCATTGACTGATGCCAAGAAAGTTGTCATTATCGATGAGGCTGATTATATGAATGCGCAGTCGGTTCAACCTGCTCTGCGTAACTTCATCGAAGAATACAGTAACAACTGTCGTTTCATCTTTACTTGTAACTACAAAAATCGTATCATTGAACCACTCCACAGTCGTTGTGCTGTGATTGAATTCAAGATCGATAACAAAGATAAACAGCAGATTGCTGCTCATTTCTTCAAACGTGCAACTCAAGTCCTCAAACAAGAGGAAGTTGAGTTTGATCCAAAGGTAATCGCAGAGTTGGTTACCAAATTCTTTCCAGACTGGCGTAGGGTTCTAAACGAACTACAACGATATTCAGTATCTGGTAAGATTGATTCTGGTATTCTACTAAACTTGTCTGAGGAATCATTCAAGGATCTAGTAGGGAACATGAAACAAAAGAACTTTACTGAAGTGCGTAAATGGGTTGCTAAAAACTCTGACGCAGACACTGTGTCTATTTTCAGACAGCTGTATGATACCTCATCCGAGAACATGGAACCTGCGAGTATTCCTCAACTGGTTTTAATTCTTGCTGATTATCAATACAAAGCAGCATTCGTCGCAGATCATGAACTAAATATTATGGCTGCACTTACTGAAACAATGGCACAATGTAAATTCAAGTAATGTTTATAGAAACTCTATTATTAGTAATCGCTGGTATCTGGCTCGGATGGAAGTGGAGAGAAATCTCTGCTATCCGAATGATGAAGCAGCAACGCAAGGAAGAACAAACTTCTCGTATCGAAGAACTTGCTGAGAAAATTCAACAAACCTTTATTGAAACTACTGTGGAAAAGATTGGAACTATCTTTTATCTACACAATAAAGAAACTGGAGAATTTTTGGCACAAGGAGAATCGCCTGAAGAACTTTCTAATAATTTGCGTTCACGATTCCCTAAGAATAGATTTGTTATGGATAAGAACGATTTGAATATGATAGGAATTTATGATGAGTAAGAAATCTCCATTTGATTTTTTGAATGCTATCAATATGACTAAAGT